CGCTTGTTTTTACAGGCGCTTTCCTTCTGGCCTCAATATCAGCTCTCCTTTGTTTGTCAAAGAATAATTTTTCACCTCCTCCAGAGATTTTAACTTTCATTTCTTCAAATGCTTCTGGGGTCATCCCTTTTACATCATTCTGGCTTGGATAATAAGAGGTGTCTATTCCAGCTTCTTTAGAATCCCGTACATATAAGCCCCAGTTATTTCTATCTGTCATGTGTACATTTTCTTTAATACTTCCTTGTACTATCTGTTGTTCTTTGGCTGCCTGATCTTGTGCTATCTGGTTCTGTTTTATTTCAAACTGTTGTATATTCTGCTCCCTTAGAGTATTTTTTAAAGTATTGGCCTTACTTTTTTGATAAAGGCCAATAGCGTTCTGAATACCAAATGGGTCTTGCTGTGGTGGTATATAGTCCATATTATTTTTTCTCCATTCCTTTCCATGTTGCGTAAGCTCCTAAGCCCTGCTGTATACCTTGCATTAATGGGCTTGCTGCTGACCGCTCTTGATACCTTTGCCCTGCCATCTGTGTCAATGCATTTCCGTACTGGTTCGATGTATTGGCCATAGTAGTAGCCATTTGGCCTGAACCCTGCATCTGCATATTTGCTTGACCTGTTGCTGCGTTAAATCCTTGCTGTGACATTTGCTTATATGGATCCATTTTTTGATAATATCTATTAATAAAGTTTTGGTACTCGTTTGATGCCATGCCCTGTGACTGCTCCTGTAAGGCACTTAATGTCTGACCGCTAAGAGAACTACCTCTTGCTGCTGCACTTCGCTCCACGGCTTTATTGGCTTGTTCCATCCTATATTTATAACCAGGACTTTCTTTAAATTCACCTGCACCTTTTGATAACATTTGTTGATATTTTCCAAGAGCATTAGCACCTGCTTGCCTCCATGGTGCTACATCTCCCCTTGCTGTTTCAAGGGACTCTTTTTGAAAAGCTAAAGTCTCTCTTCCAGACTGTTGCTGCATTTCTGCAATTCTTAACATAGTTTTTCGCATTCGTCTTGATTCTTTTTTGGCTGATCGGCCACCCATAATTCCACCGGCTGCACCGAGCGCGCCTATTGCTAAAGCTGCTACCATTAGTTTCTTCCTCCTTCAAGCTCCATATCTGCTCCAAGCACAACTACTTTTACTGGAGCTACGGTTCTTAGTTGATAGTTTCTGTTTCTGGCTCTACCGAAATTCCTCATTGATATCCTTTTTTTTAATGTAGGGTCTGTCCCTATACTTGCTGTTCTTTCAGTAGAGTATGTATTACCAATATCGTCTGTCCATGATATCATAACTTGTGGATCAGAGCAAGTCCATAAATCAGACTCAACCTCATCCCACCAATCAGTATCTGGTGGCGTATGCCCTGTGTTGTCCTCAGAGGTATATGAGACATAATATTTACTATCATAGGTACAACAATGACCAGTTTTGTAAGTTACCCCTGAGTCGTAAGCTGCGACTTCTGGTGGGTAGCTACCAGAGTCATCAGGGATAAACCCTGTACCCATCTCCATATCAAGATTTAATTTTTTATGTTTAACAAACTTCTGATCTTTATCTATTCCTTGTGTAACTCTTACCCTCTCAACACTATGGAAATTATCAGTATAAGTATCAGTATCTAACTCATATACATTTCCAAGTTCATAATCGCCTATGAGGTGTTTTCCGTTAAAGTGTGTGTAAGCATTACCTCTCCATCTGCTATTATCTGGGTATGATGCCCGTTGATGCCAGTAACCAGTAGAAAAGTCATATGCCCAGGTTTTATTTGCTGTGGCAAATGTTATCACATAATATGTATGACCGTTCTGGCTGTAACCAAGTGCCACAGCTGACTCTCTATCTGTTACTGAATAAGTCGATATCTGATAAGCAATCTGTTGTGTTGATATTGGCTTAGCTGAATATCCATCTGTGGTAACTATGTCGCCTTCTGGTGTAAGCCAAACGAGATTATTATTAATAACCACAAGCGAACTTCTTGATACAACTCCAGACTCTATAACTCCACCATCAATAGGACTAAATGGAAAATAAGCCCCTGCTGCGTTATAATATTTCTGTATGGTTTGTTTCCCAGCTACTAATAACTGACTGTTAACAGCTTCAACCCCTACGATATTATCTGGGGCTGCTTCTGCCTCTGCAAAGTCTAATGCATCCCATGTAGAACCATCATATAGACCAGAGCAGTACAGTAGGTCGGAGTCAGGCTTGCTTATAACAAAGAACCCATCAATATAAGTAAGATCGGATGCTCCTGGAAAGTCTGGATCAGATATCTTCCCCCATGAACTATCTGAAAACTTAAATATATACCCATCAGTACCATCAACAAGCATCAGTTGGTTGCCATTGCTTCTAACCTTAACTGGTGTTGTTGTGCTATCTAACGCACCAAGGTAGGTAATATTGTCACTGGTATCCATTTTATAAAGGTAAGCCCCATGCACAATATAAACAAACTCTGGCGTACCCCATAATGCTCTGACTTTAGCCATCAAACTAACTCCTCTACTATAATTTTTACTGTTACAAGAAAATCCTGCCCAGCCTGAGACGCTCCAGCAAAACTTAAAGCACAACCTGGTTCTATGATGAAATCTTCGGCATAAGAAGTGGTATCTTTAAATAAATACTGTTGCATAAACCATCCATTAATACCATAATAACTTAAAAAGTTATGTGCATTTTTCCAATAGAAAATTATTTCTGGGTTTTCGCTTTGCCAATGAGCCATTAGCCTCATAGGAAATGGCCAGGCTCCAGAGTCAAATTCGCCATCGGCTATTTTAGTCATATAGATCGCAGGGTCTAAATTTCTCGGGACATAATTAAAAAATTCAACGTTTCTAACTTTATAATAATGATTACTGTCCGGCCTGTTATATAAACTTGCAATATTTTCCTGAGTTGTAGAACTTGAAAATAAAAATCCTGAATGTATCCATAATTTAGTTGCCTCTTTATCTTTGAGCATAACCCTCCTTTATATTATTTCTTTGCATTATTCCTCCAGTTCTTTTATGCTTTCACCTTTAACAAGTGTTCCCAAAATGGAAACAAGTTTGTGAGTTACGTTTCTATTTTGTTCTGCTGTCTGCTGAACACCCATTAATCTTTGATCCCAATTTAATTGAAGTAGCAACGATCGTTTTGGCGCACAGTCCCATACTGTTTTCGTTTGGTTGCTTTTTTCTTCAATCCAAGAAGTCTTAACTCTAAATGGGCATTTATCTTTTTTCTTGTAAAACATACATCCTTTAAAACATGTAGCATCTATACTCATTATAATTTTCCCCCATCTATCACTTTCTTTGTTCTTGTCCATGTAATATTATCAGTGTTTACATTTACTTTTACAGAATAACTACACTCTGTGGCTGTTATATCAGCTTCTATATCTGCAAGAGATAGATCGCTTGATCCTATTTCTGGTTTAAGATATCCCTCAAGCCTTGTAATTAGTCCATCTATTGTAACATCGTCTATCTGATAATTTGTTTGATTCTTTGTAAATGTTACTCTATAATGACCTTCTTCTGCATGAAATTCTAAGTCGTCTACTGTTCCCATTTCTTGAAATAATGTGTGTAAACTCTTCATTTTATCCTCATATGTTGTTTTTTTTTATAGACTTGACATAAAGATCAAGGGCTGCTCTGTCAACTACTTTGTCAATTTCGTTAGCAAGGGCAATCCGTGCTAACTTAATATGCCGTTTTATATGTTTGTTTAAATCTAATGCCATCTCGGTTTCTGTAAAACAAACTGGTTTAGCTTGATTTGTTGCTGACACTTTATCCTCCTATGTTGTTTTTGTGCAAACCACACTAATTAATGCTTGTGGCCTCCATGTTGTTAATGCTTGTGAATTACCTACTCCGTGAGTATGTGTGTTGTCTTCACCAGACTCTCCAGTCTCTGGATCAGTCTCTGTTGTTGGCATACCACCTGAATCTTTGCCCCATTCTGCTGGATAATCCGTATTTTCTAAATATCTACAAGGGTAAAGATGTGTATGAGATGGTAGTTCAGCTATTGTTAACTGCCATCCCGCCATGGTATGAGTATGAGTGTTAATAACTTCAACACTTACAATACTACCTCCATCATAACCTCTGTATTTATTAACTGTATCTGAGATAGCCACAAGATGATCGCCTACGCTTTCGATTACTACCCAGTATGTAGGTGCTGCTGCTTGGTAAAATATCATTTGTGTGCCATCATCAAGAACGCTATGGTCAATTTCTACATCTGAATGTGTTAATATGTATTCAGCCATTATGGTATATCCTTTTTAAATAGTGCTGATACTGCTGCTGCTGGCCTCCAACTTGCTGTATACCCATCATCCCCAGATACTCCATGCTCATGTTCTTGCCCTCCTCCAGCCTCTGTTGTAGGATAATCTTGATTCCAGCTATCTATATTATAATATTTGTAGTTATAAAATGGATGACCTCCAAGCCCTACTTGTTTTTTTCCAATAAAATAAACATGTGTATGGGTCGGCATTTCAGCAAGAGTCAGGGCGTGAGCGGCTGTTGTATGTATGTGGTCATCGATAGTCCATGTACCAGCATCCGATCCTGATGTCTCTTCTGAATCATAACCAGTTGTAGAATCCCTTAGCCCTACGAGTGTGTCTCCATGCCCTGCTACTATTGTCCAGTTATCAGGGGCGGCTAATTGATATAAAATAATTGTTGTTCCTGGACTCCATACTGACTTTATTAATGTATTACTTGTATGTATTGATTCTCCCATCTTATCCGTCCTTATTACATATAATACTTACAATAACTTTAGGATACCATGTTGAGTCCATATCTAATGAACTTGAGTCTGTAAGATAGCCATGATTATGAGAGTCATTACTACCGGTTGATTGGGTAGGGACATCGTCAAGCATAATAATATGGCCATAGTTAGTATTCATCCAATACACATCATATGTTCCATTACCACCTGTGTCTCTGGTTACTGTATGGCTATGAGCTGGTATTTGAGCTGTTGTTAAATAATGGCTTCCAGTAGAGTGCTGATGGGCAATGCTATACCTTGTGCCTCTCAGTGTTCCTGGGTCGCCATCACTATAACCTCCGGATGCTGACGGATCAGATATACCAAGGAATCTGTCACCTACAGAACCGACAATGCTCCAGTATGTAGGT